TTATCAAGAATGTCTATAGATGAACTATTAACTTTTAGAGATAGATACAAAGCTGAATATCTTAAAGAAGTTAAAATACAAAGAATTAAAAATAAACGAGGGTCAGGAAATACTATTAAAGTAAACTTTGGTAGAACCACTGGCTCTAATCCTAAGAGCTACACATAATGGCATGGTATAACAGAATATTAGGCGTTAATGAGCCTAAGAAAAAGAAAAGACAAGCATATAGAAGAAGCTATACAGGAGCTAATACTGGCAGGCTGTTTGCAGATTTTGTTACCACCTCTACAAGTGCTGATGCTGAAATAAAAGATAACATAAGAATATTAAGAGATAGAGCTAGAGAACTTGCAAGAAACGATAGCTATATAGCACGATACCTTAACCTGATGGTATCTAATGTTATCGGTAAGCATGGCATAAGAGTGAGCTCCAAGGCTAGGAACGATAATGGTTCTTTAGACATTGGAGCTAACCTGCTAATTGAAAGAGCTTGGAAAGAATGGGGTCAAGTTGGCAACTGCACAACTAATGGAAGATTATCATTCTTAGACTGCCAAAAAATATTTGTTGAATCTCTATGTAGAGATGGTGAAGTATTAATCAGAAAAATTAAAAATACTAATTCACCTTTTGGTTTTGAATTACAGTTTTTAGAAGCAGACCATTTAGATGAAAATAAGAATGATGTTTATAAAGCTACAGGCAATCGTATTAAGATGGGTGTAGAAGTAGATAAGTATGACAAACCAGTTGCTTATCATTTATATAAAGACCATCCATACGATAGAGTTTATTTATCTCAAGCACAACACATTAGAGTACCTGCTGATGAGATTATCCATGCTTACCTACCTACTAGAGCAGAACAAACTAGAGGTGTTTCTTTGGTTGCTACAGCAATGGCTAATGTGAAAATGTTAAATGGTTATTTAGAAGCAGAGATAGTTGCAGCTAGAGTTGGTGCATCTAAAATGGGTTTCTTTACCTCACCTGATGGTGATGGATATGTTGGTGATGGCGAATATGAAGATACCTTTAATCCAACAATGAATGCTCAGGCTGGTGTATTTGAACAACTACCAGCAGGAATGGATTTTCGCAGCTTTGACCCTACACATCCAACATCTGCATTTGATTCTTTTACAACTAGTGTTTTAAGAAGTATCGCATCAGGTTTAAATATTTCTTATCATTCTCTATCTAATGATTTAACTTCAGTTAATTATTCTTCAATAAGACAAGGTGCTTTAGAAGATAGAAGTATGTATCAAATATATCAACAATTTGTAATTGAGCATTTTGTAAATCCAGTATTTCAGGCATGGTTAGAAATGGCTATATCTACAGGTTATATCAATTTACCTATGGGTAAATATGATAAATTTGCAAGGTCAGTCAATTACATACCAAGAAGTTTTGCTTGGATTGACCCATTAAAAGAAATGCAAGCTAATGTAATAGGTTTACAAAATGGAACACTTACTTATTCTGATATTTCTGCTTCTTATGGTAGAGATACTGAAGAGTTGTTTGAACAACATCAAAAAGAAATAGAACTAGCTAAACAATATGATATTGAACTAGCCTATCAACCATTTGGTCAGAAATTACCTGTAGAAGCTAAGATACAAGGTGGGGAAGAGGAAGAAGATGCCTAATCCAAACGAAGGAATGAAAGTTGAAGCTCAAAGAGGTTTAGACTGGCGTGAAGAACATGGTAGAGGTGGGACTAGAGTTGGAGCTGTAAGAGCAAGACAAATAGTAGCTGGAGAAAATCTTTCTGATGATACTGTTAAAAGAATGTATAGCTTCTTCTCAAGACATGAAGTAGATAAGCAAGCTGAAGGTTTTAAACAAGGCGAAGAAGGTTATCCTTCTAATGGTAGAATAGCATGGGCATTATGGGGTGGTGATGCTGGATTTAGTTGGTCAAAAAGATTGGTGGAACAAATGAAAAAAGAAGAAGATAGAGCTATGCCTGATGCACTTAAACTAGGCGATTTTGTTAGTTGGAATAGTGCTGGTGGAAGAGCTAGAGGAAAAATAATTAAGATAGAAAGAGATGGAAAAATCAATATTCCTAATAGTGAATTAACTATTACTGGAACTGAAGATGACCCTGCTGCACTAATACAAGTTTATAGAAGTGGTGAACCTACAGATATTGAAGTAGGACATAAATTCAGCACTTTAACAAAGATTAATCCCATTAGGGATTTAAACGATTTCAATTCTGATGAATTGGAAAAACATCCTTTATTAACAAAAGAAAGGGAGAAATCTATGAATAAAGAAGATAGACATATCCTTAATGTGAGTGAAACTGATGATAAAGTTATCGTTGAATTTGCAAAGCATGAGGATGTAGAACATGAAGGTGAAGAATTAGAAACAACTGATGAAGTCTCTATGTCTGAATCAAGTGAAGAAGAAAGAAAGGTAATTGATATGCCTATGAAATATAGAACTATTGATTTATCTAAACATTCTTATCTTGATGAAGAAAAAAGAGTAGTTCGTGTAGGTGTTTCTAGTGAAGAACCTGTAGAACGAAGTTTTGGGATGGAAGTCCTAGGACATTCTGCTGATGATATAAACATGGAGTTTATAAATTCAGGCAGAGCACCATTATTGCTTGACCATGATATGACTAAGCAAATTGGTGTAATTGAAGAATTCAAATTAGATGAGACAGCGAAGAGGACAACTGCTGTAGTTAGATTTGGAAAATCTGCTTTAGCTCGTGAAGTATTTGAAGATGTGGCTGATGGTATACGAATGAACATTTCAGTTGGCTACAGAATTGATAAACTGGAACGATATCAAGACAATGATGAGACTTACTATAAAGCTCAATGGACACCTATGGAAGTATCTTCTGTAAGCGTTCCTGCTGACCAGTCAAGACTTGTTGGAGTTGGTCGTTCTAAAGATAAACAACACAAAAACATTGAGGTAAAACTAATGGAAAACGAAAAGAAACAAGATATTAATCTTGATGAAGTTAGAACTCAGACTATTGATGAAGCTAAAGCTGAATTTAAAAGAAACTCAAAAGAGATTATAGATTTAGCAGCTAGACACAATAAAAGAGATTTAGCTGACAAAGCAATTAGTGATGGTATCTCTGTTGAAGAATTTAGAGGTGTATTATTAGAAAATATTTCTAACAATACTCCTTTAGAAACTCCTTCAGAAATCGGCATGACTAAAGAAGAAGTAAGAGAGTTTAGTCTAGTAAAAGCAATTAGAGCTATGGCTAATCCTTCTGACAGAAGAGCACAGCAAGATGCAGCATTTGAATTTGAATGTTCTGCTGAAGCTGCTAGACAGTATGGTAAAGATGCTCAAGGCATCATGCTACCTGCTGAAGTCCTAAGAACTTGGGGCAAAAGAGACATCAACTCATCTGATGATTCAACTTTAATAGCTGAAGATTACAGAGGGAATGACTTTATTGATGTACTAAGAAACGAATCTTCAGTAATGCAAGCTGGTGCAACTATGCTTCGTGGATTACAAGGAAATGTTGTAATACCTAAGAAAACTGCTGCTTCATCTGCTGGCTGGATAGCTACAGAAGGTAGTGCTGCTGCTGAAAGTGAATTTACTTCAGGTTCAGTAACAATGAGTCCTAAAGTAATTGGTGCTTTCACTGATGCAACAAGACTTTTACTACAACAATCATCATTAGATGTTGAGAACTTAATCAGAGATGACCTAACAAAATCTATAGCTACTGCTATTGATTTAGGTGCTTTAGCTGGTTCAGGTTCAAGTGGTCAGCCAACAGGTATTGCTAGTACTTCAGGTATTAACACTACAACTTTTGCTGCTGCTAATCCAACTTGGGCTGAAATAGTAGCTATGGAAAGTGCTGTTGCTAATGACAATGCTTTAACTGGTTCTTTAGCTTACATCTGTAGACCTGCTGATTTTGGTACTTTAAAAACAACTGAAAAGGCTACTGGCACTGCTCAGTTTGTTGTTTCTCCTGACAATAGCATGAATGGCTATAACGTTGTCAGAAGTAACCAAGTAACAAGTGGTGATTTCTACTTTGGTAATTTTGCAGACCTATTAATTGGTATGTATGGTGGACTAGATATTACTGTTGATCCTTATGCGTTATCAACTTCAGGTGGAGTAAGAATTGTTGCTCTACAAACTGTTGATGTTGCTGTAAGACATGCAGTATCTTTCTGTAAATCATCTGACTAATTAGCTGATGCTTAAATGGAATGGGGGTAGTAATACCCCCAACTTAAATATGAAAAAATATAAAATCTTAATAGATACAATGGCTGGCGGTTCTAAAGTACATGCTGGTGATATAGTTGAACTACCTGAGCATGAAGGTCATGCTTTATGTGGTTATGGCAAAGCTGAAGTTCATACAGCTAAACCTAAAGCAAAAAAAGAAGATAGAAGCGTAGGTTTAGAAACTTCAAAAGTAAAAGCTCCTAAGACTAGAGCTAAAAAATAAATCATGCCTTTAGAGAGTGCATTAGATTTTAACGCCTATGTTGATACAACAACAGGTCATGGTGTTACTGCTACTTTCTTTGAAGTCCAACAATCTTTATGGGATGATTTCCCATTAATAGATACCCTCTTTGATATTGATTCAGGATTCTCTAAGAATATTAATATCATTATTGACCAAGAATATTTCAATATAGAAGGTGGAACAGTGCCTGTTGCTGGTTATCAACCAAGAGCAATAGTCAAAGCATCTGATGTACCCTACATTTCACAACAAGATAAATTAAGAGTTGATGCAATAACAACTGATAAGGGTAATGTTTTAAAACCTGTAACTACATTCGTTGTTAAAACAGTAGAACCTGATAATACAGGTTTAGTTTCTTTGGTATTAGAGGAAGAATAATGTCTCAATTTAGATTAGAAACTGAATTAGATATGGCTGGATATTTAGATATTAATTTTGGTCATGGTGTTTCTGCTGTTTATACAAATAGTGGAACTTCTACAACAATTAATGTAATCCTAAATAATGAATATGTAGAACAAGAAGAAGGCATTGGTGTAGAAGCATTAAAACCAATAGCCTATTGCAGAACTATAGATGTTCCTAATATTGCATTTGGCAATACCTTAGATGTATCTGCAATAAAAGATACAAATGGTAATATACTCAAAGCAGCACAAAATTATACTGTTGTTAATATACAATCAGATAGAACAGGTTTTAGTGCATTAATGTTAGAGGAAGTGTAATGGCAAATCATATAAGACAACAAATAAGAGAAAAGTTTGGTACTACTTTAACTGGTTTAACTACAACTGGTTCAAGAGTCTATGAGTCAAGAGTTTATCCACTAGAAACAGTACCAGCATTAGTTATCTACACTAAGTCAGAAACATCTGAGCCTATAGTGCTAGGCACTGATAGAGTTATGAGTAGAGAATTATCAGTAGTAGTAGAAGGATATGCAAAAGCTACTAGTAACTTTGATGATACTATTGATACAATAAGCAAAGAAGTTGAAGAAGCAATAGCAGCAGATAGAACTTTAGATGGATTAGCTAAAGACTGTTATTTAGAATCAACTGAAATAGAGTTTAATGGTGAAGGTGAGAAACCACTAGGATATGTGAGTTTAACCTTTTTAACTAATTACTATGTTCAGGAAACAAATCCTGATGTAGCAGTATAGGAGACAATTATGAAAATGATTAGTCCTGATGGAAAAGTTTCTATAAAAGCTCATCCTTCTAAGGTTGAGTCTTTATTGAATATGGGTTGGAAAGAGGAAGCAGTCCATTCGCAAGATAAAATTAAATCTTCTTCTAAGAAAAAGTCGAAAGACGAGGTAGAAAATGGCAACACATAAAGGAAGTGAAGGAACTGTAAAAGTCGGTTCTAATGCTGTAGCTGAAATTAGGTCTTACTCAATCGAAGAATCTGCTGATACTTTAGAAGATACTTCAATGGGTGATTCTGCTAGAACATATAAATCATCATTGACTTCTTTCTCAGGAAGTTTAGATGTATTTTGGGATGAGACTGATACTAGTGGTCAAGGTGCTTTAACTATTGGCTCAGAAGTAACACTAAATGTTTATCCTGAAGGAGATACATCAGGTGATACTTATTATACTGGTTCAGCTATTGTTACTGGTGTTTCAAGAAGTGCATCATTTGATGGGTTGGTTGAAGCTAGTATTTCAGTACAAGGCAATGGTGCTTTAACATCAACAACAGTATAAGAAAATGTCAGCAATAGATAACGCAAAAAAGCATTTTGCAGAGCAAGATGTAAAAGTAATCGAAGTGCCTGAGTGGGGTGAAGATGATAAAGCCTTAAAAATATACAGTAAGCCATTAACGCTAGCTGAAACTTCTAAGCTCTATAAAATGAGTAAAGAGGATGACCTAACAATGATGGCTTATGTTCTTATTTACAAAGCACTAGATGAAAATGGAGATAAACTTTTTGATTTAGCAGATAAAAATGCTTTATTAAACAATGTTGATAGAGAGATATTAGTTGGCGTTGCTCAACAAATCATGGGTCAAGAACCTATTGAGGACACGAAAAAAAACTAATAAAGGATACTAATTTATATGTGCAATATGCACTAGCTGAAAAACTGGGTAAAACCTTACAAGAAATACAGCAAATTAGTGTCCAAGAATATCAAGGATGGATAGCTTACTTAGAGTTAGCTGAAGAGAAACGAAACAATGGCAAATAAAAAGGTAAAGTTTGAATTAACAGCAGTAGATAAGACTAAAGCAGCTTTTGATAAAGTTACTAAAGGTCTTAAAGGCGTTGGCGGAGCTGCTGCTGGTGTTACTAAGGGCGTAGCTGGTATTGGTATTGCTGCTGGTGCTACTGCAACCGCTTTAGCATTTATGGTAGATAAATCATTTCAAGCTGTAGATGCTATTGGAAAAACTGCAACTCAAACAGGTATAGCTACAGATACATTACAAGCATTTCATTTAGCTGCAAGAGAATCAGGAACAACTATAGAAGGTGCTAATACTGCTTTAATTAAATTTGCTAGAAGTATTGGTGATGCTGAGAGAGGTCTCAAAACTCAAGCTGATATATTTAAAAATATTGGTGTTGAGTTAAGAACTACCGATGGCAGAATGAGGTCTTTTGAGTCAATTCTTGAAGATACTGCAAAAGGTATTATGGAGCTTGGCTCACAATCTGAAAGAGCTTCAGCATTAGCTAATTTATTTGGTAGACAGGGTGTAATCTTAACTGGTGCTATAACTGATTTATCTGAAAATGGCATAAAGAAATTTATAGATAGAGCTAAAGAATTAGGTATTGTACTAAGTGAAAAAGTAATAAGAAGAACTGAAGAATTTAATGATGCTGTTGGTGTTATTAAAATGCAAATTGGCTCTTTTGTTAACAATATTACAACCTCTTTTTTACCTGTATTTGAAAAAATGCGAGAAAGCATAGCTAAATTTATACAAGATAGTATTGATGAAGCAGGTGGAATGGATGCTTTAGGAGTCAAAATTGCAAATACAGTTATAGAGTTTGTAGCAAAAGGCATAGAGCATTTTGGAATATTTGCTGATGGTGTTGCGACTATGGTTAATGATATAAAAATTACATTAAATGAAGCAGCAGTAGCTTTCTTTGAATTCCAAATGAGAATGTTACAAGCAATACCATTTAGTAATTTTGAGAAAGAGATATTTGATTTAGATGTTCAGGCTTCTAAATTTAGAATGAATATTATTGAATTAGAAAAAAATACAACAGAATATGGTAAAGCAGCAAAAGAAATAGCAGATAAATTAAGAGAGAAAAAACTAACAGTTGATGAATTAAAAGATTCTACAGATGCTTTAACAGATAGTAATGGTGAGCTAGGTAACTCCTTCACAAATTTATTATCACCAACAGATAAGTTTTTAGAGCAATTAGAAGATGTAAATCTAGCAATAGAAAATGCAGCAGTTAAGTCTATGAAAAAAATGGAAGATACTATTTTAGATGGTATTAAAACTGGCAAACTTGCATTTGAAGATTTTGCTAGTTTTGTTGTTGAACAATTAATGAGAATTGCTATACAACAAATGATAATCAAACCTATAGCAACAAGTTTATTTGGCTCTTTGCCTTCTTTTGATGGTGGTGGTTATACTGGTATGGGTATAAGAGCAGGTGGTTTAGATGGTAAGGGTGGTAGTTTAGCTGTTGTCCATCCTAATGAAACTGTTATTGACCATACAAAAGGACAAGGCATGCCATCAGCACCTACAGTCAACTTCAATATATCAACAGTAGATGCTGCTGGATTTGACCAGTTACTAGCATCAAGAAAAGGATTAATAACATCAATCATAAACAATGCCATGAATAATCAAGGCAAAATGGGAGTTGTATAATGTCAGGACAATTTCCAACATCTCCTAATTTTAGAAGTTTAAATTTTAAAGATAATAGACCTACATTAATTAATCAGACTTTATCAGGTAGAAAACAAGTCAGACAAATAGGTAGTCAATATTTTTCTTTTACAGTTGCAATGCCACCTTTACAACAAGAAAAGGCTCAAGAAGTATTTGCATTTTTACAAAAACAAAAAGGTTCTTTTGAGGACTTTACTATAGTTGCACCACTAGATAACTTAGGTGCAGGCAAGTCAGAAACAGATATTCAAGTAGTTGGAGCACATACATCAGGAGATGCTTCTATAGCCTTAGATGGCTTTACAGCTAATCAAACAGGTGCTTTAAAAGCTGGAGATTTAATCAAGTTTGCTAATCATAGTAAAGTTTATATGGTGCAAAATAATATTGATGCTGAATCAGATGGCTCATTAACCTTACAAATATCACCAAACTTAGTAACAACTCTTGCAGATAATGAAGCTGTTACTGTAAACAAACCAAGTTTTACTGTTTATTTAGAAAGCAATGAGATTATGTACTCAACTGATGCTAGTGGTTTTTACAGTATTTCATTTGATGTTAGAGAGGTTATAACCTAATGCCTAGAAGTTTATCATCTGATTTACAAACTCAAGTATCATCAACAGCAACTAAGACAGCTTTTCTAGTTGAACTCAACTTATCATCTACTATCAGGCTGACTGATTGGTATTCTAATGTAACTTATGATTCTAATAGCTATGAAGCTGGTGGTTCTTTTTTATCAGTTGATTCAATAACTGAAACAGGACAATTAGAAGTTAATGAAATTACTATTGGTTTTTCAAATATTACAGACCAAGTAAGAAGTTTAGTACAAGATGGTTCTTTTACTGATAAAAAAGTAGATATTTATTTAGCTTATTTTAATGCAGATGAAACTATTGTCGGTGCTATAAATTATTTTACTGGTATTGTGAGGTCTGTATCTATTGATGAAAGTATAAATGGAACTGTTTTATCTATGATAGTTGCATCTCATTGGGCAAATTGGAATTTAACTAAAGGCAGACATTTTTCTGATGAATCACAACAATCTTTTAGTACAGGTGATAAAGGTATGGAGTTTGCGACTCAGGTTAAAACAGATGTAAGGTGGGGTAGGTAATGTCATTTTGGAGTGCAGTAGGAAAGTTTTTTTTAGATGTAGGTAAAGCTGTAGTTAGTTATGCTATAAATAATCCTGTTAGTTTTACATTACAAGCAGCAACTTTAGTAGTAGGTGTTAAGGGTTTTTTGCAAGCAAAACAAATGCTTGCAAAAGGTCAAGACATATTAGCCAACAAAACCTCTGCTGGTGGAAAGATACCTGTTATCTATGGAACTAGAAGGGTTGGTGCTCAGATTATCTATATGGATGTATCAGGAAATGATTCAAGAGATTTATATGTTGTCTATGCTTTATCAGCTGGTGAATGTGATGAAATACTAGGTAGGACTATTGAGCTTGATGGTAATCCTTTAACTGATTCAGCAAGATTTAGAGATGGTGGTTATATAGGTTCAGATAAAATATCTTCAGGTTCAGGTTCATTAAATACAGTTTCACAAAATGGTACTGGCATTGATGCAGGTGCTGGTCAATTTGGAACTAGTCCTACATCTAAATATAGATATGTTATGAATCTACATCATGGAGCTGCATCACAGACAGCAGACCCAATGCTTGTTGCTTCTATGCCTAACTGGACTTCTGCACATAAGCTAAATGGTGTTTGTTATATAGCTGCTCATTATGGCTATGATAAAGAAGGTATATGGTCAGGAGTGCCACAACTAACAGTTCAAGTAAGGGGTAAGAAGGTTTATGACCCAAGAGATTCAGGTCAAACATTCGGAACTCCATCCACTTATGAATTTTCTGATAATCCAGCTTTATGCTTCCTTGACCTAATCTCCAACAATGAATATGGAAAAGGTTTAACAGCATCACAAATTAATATGACTACATTTAGCTCTGCTGCTAATGTTTGTGATACAGAGGTTGACCAGCCTTATTTTAATGGTTCAGCACAATCACTTACTTGGAGTGCAAATAGTGGTGATAACTTCTTGACCATTGCAGGAGCAAATCCCAATGATGTTTGGTGGCAAAACAAAATAGGTGAGCTATTAGATTTATTTGATGCTAATGGTAATGGTGTTATAGATGGTGATGAAATTATTGATGTGCAAAGAAATCAATTCTTTGATTCTAATGAAGAATATATTATTTATATAAATAGCACTTTTAGTAGCACCTATTCTTCTCAAACTGGCTCTTCATTATTAAAAGTTAAAAGATTTCACTGCAATGGTTATTTAGATACAAATAAAAATGTAATGGAAAATGCTAAAGAGCTTCTTGCAAACATGCGAGGTATTTTTCTTTATATTAATGGTCAGTATGAATTATCAATAGAAGATACAGGTACTTCTACATTTAGTATTAATGACAATCATATTATTGCTGATGCTGGTATATCAGTTGATTATGGAAACAAAGATAAGAAAGCAAATAAAGTTATTGTTGAATTTTTTAATGCTAATAAAAAATATGAATTAGATACAGCTACAGTTTTACATGATGCAAATCCTGAATATTATTCAGATGATGGTGATGAGATATTAGAAATTAAAGCTGAGTTCCCTTATATAAGCGACCCTTACATAGCTTATAACATGGGTAAGGCAATCTTAACTAGAAGTAGAAATCAGACCACTATGCAGTTCTTAGGAACTCCTGAGATGTATAAACTTAATGTAGGAGACATAGTAGATTTAACTTATGCAGGTTTAGGATTCTCAGGTAAAGTTTGTAGAGTTGAAGCATTAGAATTACAACCA